GTCTTAAACCATTCTTCTTTGAATACACCACCTGTGAACGTCTCAAACGATGCTTCAAACTCTTGTCTAAACGACATTGAAGACATTGAGCTTCTTGCAGCCTCAATTTCATCTTCTGGAATAAACGGATTATCAGTTGAGTTAAATTGAAACGCTTCCCAGTCATCTAACTCCATCGCATCAGTATAAATATCATAGAAGTGATTCTTACCAGCAGGTGTACCAATAAACATAGCACCACCTCGTACGTCAGCAAGAGTAGGACGAATAATTTGCTCCCACACATTAGGCTTCATAGAGGCATACTCATCTAGTACAACATAAGCCAAACCAACACCACGAAGTGTATCGGGTCTATCAGAGCCTTTCAAATATATCTTTCGCCCGTTTACAAGAGTTAATACAGCAGTATTCTCATGAGCAGCAACAATTAAATCCTCGCCAAGCTCCTTGAGCATCGCCCACATAATATCTTTAGCTTGTTGAAACGTAGGACCGATATAGAACACATCTTTTGAATCAGACTGAAGAGCTTTAATTAACAATATCCAAGCAGCGAGTCGAGACTTACCGAATCTACGTCCAGCAGCCACAGCTTTAAATCTAGCAGTTGAATTGAATATCTCTAATTGAGCAGGATGTAAATCAACATTAAGTTCAGGCATTATCAACCTCACTAGTGTCGTTGTACATATCATTAGTGTACATCTGCTCCATCATAGACTTATTAGTCCACGCTTTAGTCAACTTCTCTTGTACACCACAAGGCAACTCAACTTCTTCAATCTTAGCGAGTGCCTTCTTGAATCTCTCTTGTTTATCCCAGTAACTTTCAGGTTTACTCACTCCACAACCTCATTCGAGTCAGTACCTTGTACTTCCTCACCAACTTCAATAATCACTTCCTCGTCAGATTTAGTCTTTGGATTAACAAGTTTAGCAGAATCAGTATTAGCAATCTTCTCTTCAATACCAGCAGACGCACCAACATTAATAACAATGTTAGAATCAGTCTTAGTACGATTAGGGTCAACAGCTTTATGAACAGGTAAGATACGATCAATACACATCTTCAAACAATGAACATCGCCATCCATTGCCATATCAATAACCTTCTGAACAACCTCAACACCTCTATCAGACATCATAGCTCTAGCTAATAACGTATTCTTATTTAACGATCCTTTAGGTCTCCCTTTNGGGTTTAGTACAACACCCTTAACAAGTGCAGGATTACCCATCCTTTTACCAGTCTTAGATTTATTAGGGTTTTTAACAGGTCTTGAGTCTTTATAGGCAGGCATTTAATTATCTCCAGTAGAGGTTAAAGTTTTGAACAGTATATATTACTTTAATAATACATACAAGATTATTAGTACAATATTAGGACTTGACAGTATAGATTCTATCAGCTAAAATCTTCCTAACTCTTTAGACATCTACGGTGTATTCATCTAACTACCTTATATAGTAGATACATACCCTAGTATTCGACCATACAGAGTTATCCAGATGGGCGCTGTTCTACCAAACAGTCGCTAGTAAACTAGCTTTCTATAAGTTACTATTCATCATACTACTGATGGTTTGCCCCATTCAGGATCTTCCTTTTTTTTGAAATTTGCTTTCTTGTGCTTTGGGTAGGAGTTGCTTTTAGCAATGACTTGAAAGTTCATTTCTTGTGATTTGGGTAGTGTAACAATTACTTTGCATCATCAATTGAGCCTCCCCCTGTACCTTTATAGCTAAAGTGGGAAAATATAGATGCTTTTATAGGTAAAACGGTGTTAATGTGGGAAATATAGGCGATGGATTGTCAATATCTGCCCTATTATGGTAATATTTANCTCATAGGGTATTAAACAATTAACTCATTAGCTGTATTCATTTAGATCTTCACGCCTTGCAGCATTATCAATACATTGCTATTGTTTTATCAGTGTTATAACATTGCTTACCTGGTTTGGCTGCCTAAACATTCACCTTTCACCAAGCGTTAAAAAACCACCTGTTACAGTGGCTTGATTGTTTGTTGGTCTGATTGTTTACATTAACATTTGATACCACGTTAAGGCGTAAACTGTTAAGACGGTAAAGCTAAAGATTATTATTGTGTTTATAATTATATTCATAACCATGCACCCATTAAACAATTGTTACCCTCATCATTATAAAACGCGTCAACATCTTTATAAACGCCTATATATTCATCACTAACAACGGCTACTGTTTTATTATCTAGAAAGGCGACAGTAACTAAACAACCACCACCTGTATTGTGTACGCTTGTTGGATAAACTTCTTTTATAAAATCCTCTAGTGGTTCGTCTGATTTCTTGAATTCATTCAGTACAACATCAATATTTTCTTGATTATCGTATTTCAAAACCATTTCAAATGCTTCTCTTTGTTTGTTTGTCATAATATCCCCTTTAGTATTCAAAACTTTTTAATGGTGCGTTATTCTCACCGTCTAAGTTTTTATAAAAATCCTCTACATTTTCCCAAACGGTAACTAAGCCATCACCAACAATTAGAACTTTATTATTATCAGTAACTTGTACAAGATAGTTACCACCACCTGATTTTATTCTTTCACAATTCATAATATCCCCTTTAGTTTAATTTAACAGTTGAAGCGCCTAATTCAGCGAAAAATTCACGGTCGAACCAATCCAACCAACCACCAATACAATCATCTAGTGAATTGATATACTTGATTAAATCAGTTGTGCTGTAATTGTTATCAGTCATTTCTTTGACTGAAGCCGACCAATTGCCACAGTAGAATTGATACAATAAAGAGTCACCAACCGTGTAAATTGCTTCTTCTTCGTTTACCTCGTCTTTCGGTAGATTATTAAATAATTTATTCATAATGTTTTATCCTTTAGTTGTTTTAAGTTATAAGCCTTTCGACTTGATACAAGTATAGCATATTTTTAACCATTGTCAAACAATTAATTAAATTAAATATATTCTTTTTCTTTACCTATATTTTAAGGTAAAAATGTAATAATGATATTTTTCTAATCATTGTTAACCTATGTTAATTTTGCAATAGACTTTGCACGCCTTTATCTATANGCTTAACCCTCTATATGAGTTAATGAGAATTTATTTTAAACAGAATACTCTATAACTATCAATGACTTATAGGCTCTAATAGGTTATGTACGAAAATAACTATTGACACTCATTATAAACTATGGATAATGAACCACATATCAAGCAATAACGCTTGGTTGTAATGAGAAGTTAATTTTAATTAACGACTCTCTAAGAGGTTCTTATATGGATATTATGGAAATACTGGTTGGCTTAACAATACTCTTTATGGGCATTAAGCTGATTTACTTAATAGAAAACTATGACACCGAACCAAAGGAGAATGAAGATGAAAGTATCTAGAGCAATTGAACTACTAAAGAAAACATACGAACCCGATGATGAACTAATGATTGATTGGGTTGATAAATTTCAAGCAGAAGTTGATACCGAGGAGCAGTGGAATTGGGCTGTCGGTATGATGGAGGGCAGTAGCGAGGGAATGATTGATATGTATTATGTACAGGATATGGTAAGTGAAGCGATTGCTGATTTAGAAGCAGAACAAAGGAGTAGATAATGAATAATAATACCAAGGTAAGGGGTACACCATTAAGTACCCGACAATCGAATCCTCGTAACGATGAGGGTAACATACGCATAGAAGAACTAAAGAAGTTGTATGGTTCGGGTACTATTGTAGATAATATGAATAGGATTATGCAATTAGTTGAGGATAATAAAAGAATCAGAGGTAAATTATGAGTGGGTATGAGAAGGTGTGGCTTAATAAGTCAGCAAGTAAGTGGGTTGACACACCTGTCAAAGTAGTGTGGGGCATACAACTTAATCCTGCATACTTAGATGGTGTGGACACTGATAGAGAGGGCAACGAACTAACAATACCACAACAGACAGCACTCGAGTCTTATCGTAGGGTGCAGAGAACAGAGTGGCGTAACAATAATGACAACATAATAGGAGAAAGGGTATGAAGGATAACACAATGATTAACTGGACAAACAAACTAAAAGAAGATTTAATCAGGATTAACAAATCAATACACGGTATAAGACACCAAGTTGATGTAGGTATTGACCAACTAAGGATACTTGAGAAGGAAAGAGAGAACATACTTAGTAAATGTTTAGGAGAGTGTGATGAGTAGAACAACAGACTATATATTAGATGAAGTGGATGCAGGTAGGTTGTACTTTGATGGTACTGCTTACATCAGCACACAAGGTGAGGATTTGTTTGACCAATTTGAGAGGGCTGAGTTTGAACTTGATTTAGCACTGACTAACTGGAAGCAATTAAGATGTAAAATAAATAATAAAAAAGATATAGTGTGACATAAAAGTATGCTATAATAACACTTAGTTAGTTACTTAGATAAACACTTTACTAATTACTACTTAGTTATAAACTACTAAGTTGGATAGTCAGTAAGGATAGTACCTAAGTATGCTAACTTAGTTAGGTGTGGTCACCATAGGTTTGGTGGTCATAAGAAAGTTAAATAATAAAAGGAGTAATAAAGATGTCAGAGTATATAACATTAACAGGTGAAGTTGTCTTCAATCATATCACAAATCCAGATAACTATATGGGTGCTACTAATTATAAGATTACTGTAGCCTTAGATAAGGATAGTCTTAAGACAGCAGAGAAAGAGGGCTTAGCACTCAAAGAGTACAAAGGTCTACAACAAATCACTGCCAAAAGAAAGGTGGACTTCGGTGAGCCACAGGTTTACAATGCGGATAAGGAATTGGTAGGGTCATCACACCTGTCCTTGTTCGGTGATAAGGTAACGATTGTAGTTAAGAAAGGTAAAGCACCTTATGATGCATACACATACATCGAGAAGGTACGAGTAGAAGAGAAGGCTGAAGGTGCAGGAGACTACGACCCAGCTGAGTTTTAAATAAGTAACAGGCTTGGCTCACCTGTCCCCCATAAACGAGCCACCTAATTATAATAATGGAGAGATAAATGGATAGCAGTTTAGTAAATAAGGCACAGTGTCCTGCGTGTGCAGATAAAGGAGAGGACAAGAATAGAGATAACCTAGGTGTATATGATGATGGTCATACACACTGTTTCAAGTGTGACTACCACACCAAGGGAGATGGTACAAAAGTACCCCCTATTCTGTCTAAACAAAATGATGATGACTGGATACACAAATACATAGGTGAATACTACCCGCTGACTGAGCGTAAGATTAGAGCTGAGACAGTGGAGAGGTATGGTGTTAAGGTTGAGGTGGATAAGAATGGTAAGCCAATCAAGCACCACTACCCTTACTACAATCAGAAGGGTGAGCTAGTTGGTATGAAAACTAGGTTGGTGTCAGGCAAGAGGTTCTTTGGTAGTGGTGACACTAGTAAAACCAACCAACTGTTTGGTCAACATCTAATCAAAGCAGGTGGTAAACTCATTACTATACTAGAGGGTGAGCTGGATGCACTATCAGCATATGATATCTTTGGTAACTATAACTTTGTATCTGTTGCTAACGGTGTTAATTGTGTTGACAATATTAAGGCTAACTTAGAATTCCTAGATAGTTTTGAGATAGTAGTGCTATGCTTTGATAGTGATGAAGCAGGTAGGGAAGCATCCAAAAAGGTAGCACCTATCTTAGGTCCAAACAAATGTAAGATACTGACGTTAGGTAAGCATAAGGATGCAAGTGAGTACCTTATGGCAGGTGATGGTAAGTTATTTCAGCAGGAGTGGTGGGATGCTAAGCCTTATACCGTATCAGGTGTTGCTAGTGTGGAGGATATGAGGTTAGCTTTGATGGACTATCAATCAACAGAGTTAATACCTTTGCCCGATAGCTTTGGTGACCTACAACATATGACTAGAGGTGGGTTAGCACGAGGTGAGCTTACATCTATCATTGCACACACATCTATTGGTAAGACAACAATTCTTAATGAATTAATATATCACTTTGCTACTGAGACTAATGAAAAGATTGGTTGCTTTATGGTTGAAGATACTATTGATGAGACAGTACGTAAGGTAGTCAGTGTACACACAGAAACTAACTTGCAATTGTTAAAGCCTAAAGAGTTAGACGTTGATAACATAATGAGTAACGCTATTGATATTGGATTTGGCTCTACCATTCAACTACACGATGATGGTGGTGGTAGTATTGATATTGATGAGATGTTCTCTAAGATTAGATACTTTGTCAAAGGACTAGGGTGTACTGTCATACTACTTGACCCACTACATACTGCTATTAAGAATTTATCCAATGAGAATATTGAAGAGGTGATGGATAGNTTTATTAAGTTGTGTAAAGAAACTAAGGCGTGTGTAATACTAAGTACACATACTCGTAAGCCTGATGATGGTAGTAGTCCACACAAAATAAGTGAGTATGATGTTAAAGGTAGTGGTGCTATACCACAGGCTTGTCACAACAACATACTATTTAGTCGTAACAAACTAGCAGAGGATGAGTATGAACGTAACGCCATACGTATCAGAGTACCCAAGCTACGCAGGACAGGACAGACAGGTGAAGCAGGTTGGTCACACTTTGATACCATTAGTGGTAGGCTAGAGAAGGGACACGACCCAGCATCAGGTGCTAATAATGATTTTTAGTTGTGACATAGAGACTGATGGGCTAGACCCCACTGTCATATGGTGTATTGCGTGTCAGAACATAGAGACTAAAGAGGTCATAACATTCACACCTGACACACTCAATCAGTTCAATGACTGGCTTAGTTGTGCAACTGTGCTGGTGTTTCATAATGGTATAGCCTTTGATGTGCCAGTGTTGGAGAGGTTGATGGGTGTTGACCTATCAGGCATACAGGTTGAGGACACTATCATTATGTCACAGCTCACTGACCCTCGAAGAGAAGGTGGTCATTCACTGGCTAGTTGGGGTGATAGGTTGAACTTTGATAAGGGCGACTACGATGATTGGACACATTACACTGATGAGATGTTAGAGTATTGTGTAAGGGATGTGGAAGTCACAACTAAACTATACCTACACTTAGCTGATGCAGTAAGAGACCAAGGTCGTGATGCACTGGAGTTAGAGTATGCTACTAAGAAGCACTGCTCTAGACAAGAGAAGTATGGGTGGTACTTTGATAAACGTAAGGCACTGGAGGTGTTGTATGATGTTAATGAAGAACTTAGAAAGGCTGAGCAAGAGGTTCACTCAGTATTTAAACCACTACCTGTTTGGAAGAGAGCTACCGAGCTTAAGAGTAAATTCAAAAAGGATAACACTAGAACACTGGCATATACCAAGCAGGTTAAGCTTCAATGTCATACTAATGATGATGGTGAGTATGGTTACTTTGCTTATCCTCCACTTAACCTAGGCAGTAGACAGCAGGTAGCACACCACCTTATGCACTATGGTTGGAAGCCTACTGTGTTTACTGAGACAGGTAAGCCTAAGGTAGATGAGTCAACACTAGAGGGTGTGGATATACCTGAGGCTAAGGTGATAGCTAGGTATCTTATGTTACAGAAACGTAAGTCACAGCTAGACAGTTGGTTGAAGGAGTTTAATGAAGACACACACTCAATACACAGCAGGGTGCATACTATTGGTACAGTAACTAACCGTATGAGTAGTAGTAACCCTAACCTACAGCAGGTGACTGCCAGCAACAAAGAGTTTGGTTCTGATATGCGTAGCCTATTTACAGTACATCCTGGTAAGGTGTTGGTTGGTGCTGACCTTAGTGGACTAGAGTTAAGATGTCTAGCACACTATATGAATGATAGTGACTACACTAACACTATCCTAACGGGTGACATTCATACTAAGAACCAAGAGTCAGCAGGACTAGGCACTAGGAACGAAGCAAAGAGGTTTATCTACGCCTACTTGTATGGTGGTGGTGATGACTTGATTGGTAAGATTGTAGGTGGTGGTAAAAAGGAAGGTAAGCAAATCAAGTCTGACTTCTTATCTAACACACCATCACTCGCTAAACTGAGAGAACAGATAGAGAATGCTAGTAACAAGGGGTGGATTAAGGCAATAGACAAGAGACATATTAAGACTAGGTCTCCACACTCAGCACTTAACTTTCTATTACAATCAGCAGGTAGTATCATAGCTAAGAGAGCTTGGGTTATCTTTCACGAGANATGNANNCTACCNTACCACCANNTAGGTGTGATACACGATGAGATACAGATTGAGTGTGCACCAGAGGATGCTGATGAGATAGGTAAGCAGGTAGTGCAGGCAATGAGAGACACCACACAATATTATAACTTACGTTGCCCGATGGACGGGGAGTATTCAATAGGAGGAAGTTGGAATGAGTGCAGGCAATGAGAGACACCACACAATATTATAACTTACGTTGCCCGATGGACGGGGAGTATTCAATAGGAGGAAGTTGGAATGACACACATTAAAGATAACATTAACCCCAGCCACTACAAGCAAGGGAAGATAGAAGTAATTGAATTTATTTTAGACCAAAAGTTTAATTACCTAGAAGGAAATGTGGTAAAATATCTAAGTAGATACAAATTCAAGAACGGTATTGAAGACTTAAACAAAGCAAGGTGGTATTTAGATTTACTAACAGAGGAGTATGACAGTGAAAACAATTAACACAGTAGTACAAGATGTATATAAGATGATGGAAGATAAGGTACACACAGGTGACCTTAAGAAGATAGCTGATACAGTAGGTAAGGAAGTAAGTGATGCCTTAGTTGATGCCCTTACTNCAAGAGAGCATAGCACAGGGCTACGTATGTCAGGTATAGGTAGATGTGAGAGAGCACAGTGGTATAAGTATAAAGGTGTGGCTGAAGAGCCTATCCCTGGTCAGGTATACCTAACCTTCTTACAAGGACACCTACTAGAAGCTGTACTACTAGGGCTGGTTGAACTATCAGGACACAAGGTAACAGGTAAGCAAGGTAAGCATACAGTAGAGGGTGTCAATGGCTCACAGGATTGTGAGATTGATGGTGAACTAGTGGATGTTAAGACTGCAAGTGCTTGGTCATATGACAATAAGTTTAAAGATGATGGTATTAAAGATGATGCCTTTGGTTACATCAAACAACTATCAGGCTATGGTAAGACAAAAGGTAGAGATACTGGTTACTTCTTAGCATTTAATAAAAACAAATCAACACTTAAGTTATGTAAGCAGGAGTTAGAGACAGACATTGACAAACACATCAAGCAACTCAGTGTTAAGATGGAACTAGACACACCACCTATGCGTATAGCTAATGCTACCACTGTTAGTAAGAAGACAGGTGAAGAGAGATTGTGTATGAACTGTGCCTTCTGTGGCTTCAAAGATGAATGCTATAACAATTCACTTACAAGCAGACCAACGGGAAAGATTACTTCTTATTATGTAGACCCAGTGGCAGGGAACTTCTGATATGATAACACTCGAAGAACTTAAAGACAGGGTAGCACAGAACTATGATGTGTGCCTGATATGTGATGAGTTAGAGTTAGAACCTGAAGACATACTTGAGGTCTTCGGGAATAAACTATGGGAAAAGCGTGATAGGTTTGAGGAGTTTTATGAATGATTTAATAACATTAAGTATAGTGTGGTTGGTAGTGGGTGCACTGTGGATATACTACAGTGACAAGAGAGCATACAAAGAAGGTATGATTGATGCAGTTATTATGCACAACAGAGGACAACTAACTTACGAATCATTTGTTAATGAGTCAGGTGAGTTGATGGTTGAATTTAAGGTAGGTCCTTATGAAGACTAAGGAAGTATATGTTAAGAAACGTAGTGGTGAGCTGGAGCTACTGGACTATGATAAGATTCATACTATGTTATCTCAGTGTGCTGAGGGACTGAACG